CATCCTATCACTATGCGCCCGCGCTAGCGGGCTGGCTTTGCCTTCAGCCGCTTACGCGGCCTGCTTGTATTGCTTGATATTGTTAGGCACCCAGACCTGAGTGCGTGGCAGAACAGCGCCATTGCGCTGGTAAGTAACGGGCCGGTCGGCCCACTCGATCCAGCACAGGGTGTGAGTAGCGCCAAGCTCGCTGTGGCTGCTGTCGAGCACGTCGATAATGACGGCCTCTTCGCCGTTCATGTCAGCGCCAGCGACTAGGTGGCTTTCCACCTGAGTCACAAAGATGATGTTGCCTGCCGTTAGTGTCATATCCGTTCTCCGTTGTTATGGCCCCTATTCTACAGATATTGTTCTACTTGTCACCTTTTAGGAGACAATAAATAGAAATAAATATGAGAAAATTAGGGCACCAATCACCACATATGGAGCTCCCATGTACGGATCACACTCAAAAACCATGAAGGCCATGAAAGGCAAGCGCACGGCCACCAAAGAAGCTCGCAATGCCCGCATGGCTGCCGGCACGAACATGCCCGTCGTTAAGCCACCCTACCCACCCCGCTAGACGTGGCCACGCCACGCAAGGGCAAAGCCCGCGTCAAAGTTACGGCCAGCGGCAAGAAAGTGTCTTACGGCCAAGCCGGTCGCGCTAAGGACGGCTCGCGGCGCGTACAGCCGTCCAGCAAGAAAGGCGACGCCTACTGCGCCAGGTCTGCCGGCCAGATGAAGAAGCACCCCAAAGCCGCCAAAAACCCCAACAGCCCACTGCGCCTTTCGCGAAAACGCTGGAAGTGCGCGGGCACAAAATCGAGGAAAAAATAATGCCTGGAAAGAAAGGTCTCTATTCAAACATCGCTGCCAAGCGGCGGCGGATCAAGGCGCAGAAAGCCGCGGGCAAGACGCCAGAGAAAATGCGCAAGCCAGGGACGAAAGGCGCGCCTACTGCCAAGGCTTTTCGCGCTGCGGCGAAGACTGCGAAGAAGCCGACGCGGAGAAGGTGAAATTTTTTTTCGGTGCGTGGGGGTCTAGTCCTCCACCCCCCACCCCCCTGCTGGTTCGAGGGGGGGGGTCGGCCATTGTTCCACGGACTGTTCCACGGCCGCAAAAGCGCCCAATTTAACATAATGGTTATTATGCGCAATTGCCAAAATCTCTAAGTCATTGATTTCATTGACCTAACAGTTTTGCGCGTAATTATCTGCGCTGTTCCACGCCCAAACCGCCCCTTAACCCCAGTGTTCCACGCAATTGTTCCACGGCTCGTTTCCTGCGCGCAAAGCCGAGCGTGCAAGCCAGTGTCTGCGAGCTAGATCTCGTCCTCTTCATGCTCGATCGCATGCCCATTCGTCAGGTCTCGCAACGCAGCTAAGTGCTGATCACCTAGCGTTATATTGACCATAGGATCGCGCTTCTCACGCCACTGATCAGGGTTCACATTACCGGCCAACCACTTGCGAGTATCGATGCGCAGTTTACGAACGGTCGCGTCGTGCGCGTCCATCGTGCCATCAGCAATCTCTAAGCACTCTTCGGCCAGCGCATCAGCCCATAGCTTGCGAGCCTGCATGTATCTGTCGTGCCTACCCTCGCCTTCCTCAAGCCAGCGATAAAAAGCACGCCGACCAACCTGGCACTCTTTCATTGTGTTAACGACACTCTTACCGCCAGCAATCATATTGAACACGGCCTCTTCGCCACGTTCCTCCAGGCTAGTGATCTGTGCTCGAATGATCGGTCTACCCGGCATTTAGCTCGCTCCCAACTCGTTAAGTATGTCATCAAGCTCGCTATCCCAGCCACCAGCCAGGTCTTCGAGCTCTGCACGTTCTCGGTAATCCACGCGCGCCTTCCGCTCAGCCTTCGCCTTCGGCTTCGGCTGCGCTACAGGCTCAACGTAAACGACTTCCATTGTGTTCCATCTGTAGCCACAGCGCAAACACTCGCGTCGCCTTCTAACGCCCTCTCGCGCCTTCTCAGAGCTAATTACCCTATTACCGCTACTACCGCACTCTTTGCACTTCATTTCGCCTTACAGCCCCTCTACGGCGCTCTCAGCGCCAAGTATGTTCAAAATCTGCGCTATCGCCTCACCTTTCGTCACCATATCCGTCGTATACCGCAGCACCCGATAGCCAAGCTCAAGCGCCAGGTTGTACTTCACGCAGTCCGATCGAAAGCCAACGCCACTGGTATGCCGGCCACCACTCCAAGTGCCACCCTCCACCTCGATCACCAGGTCGCTGCCAGTAATCAAGAAGTCAAAGCGAAACCGCCGCTTCGGGATCAACGTCTGCTCCCGCGCAAACTCCACCCCCGCCGCTAGCAGCTGCGCTGCAAGCGCCTCCTCGCCCTTGCTCCCCGCCGACTGCTTCTTGGCCTTTGCCTTCGGCTTAGCCTTCGGTGCCGTCTTCGCCTTAGCCATTTGCGCCAGTCACGCGACACCACTTTTGCAGCGTCACAAACCTGCGCCGACAGTCGTCTGCTGGTACTAGTAAAATAGTACCGGCGCAGACCTGATCTCGGTGCTTGCGAGTGCGCCAGTCTGCGCCAGTCAGAAAACGCCCACTGGCGCAAACGCTATTCACATATTCATTCATCCACCTCACCCTCATGCATCCACTGGCCAACACATACAAAGGCGCGCATCTTGCGGTGCTTGTCTGGCTGCTCGACGACGCGCAGCGCGCCGTTCTCAATCCAGATCTTAAGCAGCTGCCTGATCTTGGCTTTGTTGTAAGAGTCGCTTGCGTCGAGGTTTAGCGCCTCGGCAACGGCAATGCCAACCCAGTCCTTGGCCCTTGGATTCTCGCGCCATTCGCTACTCGCAACGCGCCGCTGCACGCTCTCTAAGTCACTGCGCGTCACGTCAGAGAAGGCGTCTGGCCACTGCCACGGCTCGCTCACGCCGACGCTGTCGCCGTTCGGGAGCTCTACGCTGACCATCTGCCGCCAGGTCGAGTCGCCGGAAGGCGGTGCCAGGTTGTCTTTGCTGTCGCCTTCGCGGCTGTATCGCCAGAATTGGTCTTCATCGATGCCCGCGTTTCGCGCCTCTTCGGCGGTCATGCGCTGCAAGCGGCGAACATGGCGGGCTGCGTCTACCAAGGCGCTAGCGCCCCTGGCATCAGAGACGGTCGCCTCCTGCATGCCGTTGCCCTTTCTGACGTGATGGACGAGCTCGATGCTGCAATTGGCGTCGTTGGCAACCTGCGCCCAGCGCTTCACCACCATGTCTATGGCTTTGTTATCGTTCTCGCTTAAGTGGTGAGAGCTCACGAACGGGTCAACAATGACGACGTCCACATTCATGGCCTTTATATGGTGCGTCAGTGCATCGGCAGCTGGCGTGAGCACGTTGGCCCCGCCGGCCTGCTCGGCAATGATCAGCGGCTCGTCGCGCCCGGAATTGACCAGCAGTCTGTCGCCAAGGTCGTCTTGCGTGATGTTGTGGTGCTGGGCTATGCCGGCAATGCGGCGCTGTAGCTCTTCCAGCGGGTCTTCAAGATTCCACACCCACACCCGGCGCGGCTCAGTCTCTACGCCCATGATCGAGCGGCCGGTCGCCATCGCCACGGCTTCTGCCAGCGTGATCGCTGTCTTACCAGTGCCGCCTGGCGCTACGGTGACCGATAGAAATTTTCTAATGTAGTGCCGGCCATACACCCACTCCCGCGGCGGTATCTTGCTCGCATCGCCGAGCACGAAAGGCTTTGGCTCAAGCGCCACCTTCTGCGCTTCAGCGGCTTCGGCTTGCGCCTCGCGCGCTTCGCGCTGCTCGACTGCGCTATTACGGGCATGCGTTTGCTCGATGCTGTTGACGGTGCGTTCTACCTCATCGCGATCGAGAGGCGGGCTGTTGTAGGTATTCCACTGCAGCACTTGCTCAAGCACGGCATCCGCGCTCAGCCCTTGGCGAAAGAGCCTGCCAGCCTCGGCAGCTGCTTGATGATTGCGGTTGCCTTCGGCTTCGCCGGCGTCTTTGACGTTAAAAGACAGGCCCGTATCGACCGGCCCCGGCGCAGGTTCGTTGAAAGACTTGATCTTGCGCAGGTCTGCGGCATTTAGCTTAGGCAGGCTTCCCCACCACACATCGACGTCTGGATCGTCGTCGCGTGCATAGATATGGCCGCTTTCGTGGATGCTCCCTGGCGCTATCACGCACCCGCCCTGACCGCGCAGGTCAATGCGCAGGTCTGGATTCACGCCGTTACGGACGGGGTAGTTCGGATCGACTTGGTAATAGAAGTGCTTGCCTTTCGACGTTATGACGCGCCTTGGCGTGTAAGTGAGGTTCTCGCGCACGAATTTGACGGCGTCGTCACTGTCGGCATCTACGACGACGATCTGCTTGCCAGTGATGATGGCGTAGTTGTTGTTTTGATAGTTGGCGCTGTTCAGCCAGTATTCTTGCTGCCCCTCTGGTGGTTCCGCGTCCTGCCAGGGTTGCCACTTTACTATTGGCCGCTTCTCGACTGGGTGTGCAGGCACGACAGTAAAGCCTTCTTCTGCAAGCTCCCGAGCCGCCTCTCTAACCCCCTCGCGTAATTCCACGACCTCAGCCATTGGCCGCTTGGCTGTGGCTATAGAGGTCTGGCCGAAGCACTTCGCGCTTAATGCCGGTAATGGCCTCAACCGCGACGACGCGCTCTGCTGGGATTTTGTTAGCCCATTTCCATTTGTAAACGCTGCCGCGAGAAATGTTGAGGCGAGAGGCAAGCTCGCTGATGACTATCTTTTGCCAAATATCTGTATTGCTCATCGCTGCGAATGTACACCTTTAAGGTGACAGTCACAACACACAAACACTATGTCACCGAAAGTGTTGCTCATTGTCACCCTTTGCGATACATTCGGGTGACGACATTACTAAGGAGACAAACTCATGAAGGACATCGCCGACCGTATACGCGATCTCCGGAATGCACGCGAACTCAGCCTGCGTCAATTGGCTGACTTGTCCGGAATCAATCACAACGTCATCCATAAGTGGGAGACTAAAAAGGCCACACCAAATCGATCGAACGTCGTTAAGCTCGCCGAGCTCTTCAACGTGAAGCCCGCCTGGCTGCTGTTTGGTCGTGACGACAACGCAACGGGGCTGAATGTGCAAGACACCTTTGCCGCATTGTCTATCCCCTCACAACAACAAGTAGACGCGCTCATCAACCATCTATTGGACATAGAAAGCGCTAGGGAATCGGCACATGGAAAAGACTCATAACGAGCGACACAAAACCTGGGACACCTACGCAAACAGGGCGCTAGTCGAGGCAACAAATCACTTTTGCTCTGGAAACGGGCTGAAGTTTTTTGCTGTCCCGTTCGACAGTCAGTCAACGCAGCCTATAAATTTATTGAAAGAACTGTTGCAGCCCTGCCCTTGCCCCTCGGGCGAATGCAGCACGCATCGGGCATTTCGCACTGTTGCGGCAAAAATGGCGCGCTTCTACAGCGGCTACTCGGCAGAGACGCTGGTGCTGTACAAAGACAGCGCGTTTGTGTGCGTGCGCATCCAAGATGAGCTCATGTACGTTAGCGTTCATCCTTGGGATCTGCCTGCAGTCAAGGCTTACGCAAGAGAAAACGACCTGTTCTACGACATGCGCAACGTCGAATTGCTTTACCTAAAGGGCAAATATGACGACTTCGACAACGTGCTCGTCGCATCGTTTTGAATTAATTGTTCTAGCTGTCTCCTTTTTGTTGACAGCTCGTTAGGCCATCTATAATGTTCTCTTTGTCAACGAACAAGGAGACACTCGATGACCGACACAACGACACCAAACGGCAGCAACGAACCTAACCTAGAATCGCTAGTCGCCCGGCTAGCGGAGCTCAAAAAGCTGGAAGACGACGCAAAGCTGGCGCGCGTAGAGCACGAAGCCCGCATTCTCCCATTCCTTGAGCAGATTGAAGAAGGCAGCAAAACCACCACCTTGGCGAACGGCACGAAAGTAACCGTGAAGAACGGCTACAACCGCAGGCTGGACCAAGACGCTTGGCGCAAGATTAAGCACAAGATTCCAGAAAACCTGCGGCCAGTGCAGCTAAAAGAAGTGCTAAACGACACGTCTTTGCGTTACCTCAAAAACAATGAGCCAGATTTCTACAAAGAAATGGCTGCAGTCGTAACGACCTCCCCCGCAAAACCATATCTGACAATTAAGGAGGCGAATAATGGCCTTTGATCTTAAGTCGGTGTCACCGACACAATCTGCGCGCGCGCTGTTCGCGCTCTGTTACGGCACTGCTGGCGTCGGCAAGACGACGTTTGCGGCGAATATGCCAAGCCCCGTTTTTATTCAAACAGAAGACGGGGCCGGCAATCTAACGCTGCAAGCATTCCCGATCGCCAAGTCTTACGACGACGTTATGTCTGCGATCACTGCGCTGTGCGACAAGCACGATTACAAGACTGTCGTTATTGACTCGCTCGACCACTTGGAGCCCCTGATCTGGAAGAAGGTCTGCGAAGACAACAACGTCAAAAGCATCGAGCAGCTGACATACGGCAAAGGCTACGTCATGGCTCTCGACCTGTGGCGCGACCTGCTGTCTGGCTTGCGGTTTGTTCGCGACAACCAGGGCATGAACGTCCTGCTGATCGCACACCACCAGATCCGCAAGCACTCAGATCCAGAGATGGAGCAGATCGATCGGTACGAGATCAAACTCCACGCGAAAGCAAGCGCACTGGTGCAAGAGTCGTGCGACCTAGTGCTCTTCGCGAAGCACAAAACTTTAATCAAGAAAGAAGACACAGGCTTTGGCAACACGCGAGCTCGCGGCATAAGCACCGGCAAGCGCGTGCTTTGCACCGTCGAAACCCCAGCCTATGTCGCGAAAAACCGATTTGGCTTGCCAGACGAGATCGATCTCAGCTGGGACGCGCTCACCACCGCAATGAACCAAAAACTTGAAGGAGCAGCCTAATGGCCCAGTTTCAATTTAGCACCGCTGGTATTGATCTTGATGAAAGCGGCACAAACGACCGCAAACCTGTGCCAGAGGGCACCTACACTGCCGTAATCATCGAAAGCGATTACAGGCAAAACAAGGCTAAAACTGGCCACTTCCTCAAGTTGAAATTTGAGATTACGAAGGGTGAGCACGAAGGTCGTTACGTTTGGGAAAATCTAAACGTAGATCACCCGAAGGAAGACACAGAGAAGTATGCAAAGCGAGATTTGGCGCGAATAGCAACGATTTGCGGCCACGACGACTTTGAAGACACGGAAGTTCTGCATTACAAACCGATCGACATTTACGTCAAAGTGCGTGAGGCGTCTAACGGCTTCGACGCGAGCAACACGGTGAATGGCTACTCAGCACCAGCTGGCTCCGCACCACCGCCACCGGCTGCGCCGGTAGCGCAAGCCGCGCCAGCAGTAGAGGCACCTGCACCAGCACCCGCCGCTGATTCCGGCAAAAAGCCTTGGGACAAGTAGCATTGGAAGTGCTCGCTGCATCAAAAACGCTTGCCGCCATCAACGGCGGTATTGAGGCAGATCAGGACTCAGCGCCTGGTCGCCTACACCTTGGCGCGTCGATCGCCGGCGAAGAATGCAGCCGCAAGCTCTTTTATGGCCATCACTGGGTCAAGGCTCAGCGGCATGGCGCGCGACTGCTGCGCCTGTTCGCTCGCGGTGAGACGGAAGAAGTGCGTTTCGTGAACTACCTGCGCCGCGCCGGCGTGACTGTTTGGGAAGTTGACCCGGACACGAACCAGCAATGGCGCATCTCAGATCACGCCGGGCACTTTGGTGGCTCGCTTGATGGCATGGGAATTGGCTTACCCGACGCGCCGGACGAGCCGCACGTCTTGGAGTTTAAGACTCACAACGCCAAGAGTTTCGCCGACATGGTCAAGCGCGGAGTGCTGGAATCGAAGCCGCAGCACTACACGCAGATGCAAATTTACATGCATAAGATGGACGTGCAGTGGGCGCTCTACATGGCCGTCAACAAGAATGACGACGACTTGTACTTGGAGCGCGTGCCGCTTGATGCAGCCCATGCGCAGCGCATGCTCGATCGCGCCAGGCGCATCATCACTAGCGACCGTCCGCCTGAGCGCATGAGTGACGACCCCAGCTGGTTCAAGTGCAAGTGGTGCGACTATTACGACCTGTGCCACGGCACCGACACGCCCGCCATGAACTGCAGAACCTGCGCCCACGCAACGCCAACGATGGACGGCGACGGCCGATGGCACTGCGACAAGTTTGATAAGCATTTAGACGCATCGATGCAGCGCACTGGCTGCGACGACCACAATTTCATACCGCCATTGCTCGCTAACTGGGCTGAGCCCATCGACGCAGACGATGACGGCGTGACGTACACCAACAAAATTAATGGCAAAGAATTCACTAACAGCCACGGTCAATACTGCTCGATCGAGATTACATCTGCAGCACCAGAACTGATTGGCGACGCGCAGATT